GGTGCCGAATGCGGCGTAGTACTCTTCGCACTGGATATCATCAAAAGTTTCCATTTGCTGCTCCTTGTGTTTCAGTGTAAGTGTATTTTAGCACCGAGCCCCTGCCTTGTCAACCGGTTTATTGGCTCTCCAGCAGATCAGCGGTTTCGTTGCTGTACAGGTAACTCAAGGTTTTCCATACACTGTCAGAGACAGTATTGTATTGCCGGAATCCCGTGTACAGGTTCTTGAACCAAAGTTCATCACCTCTGGCCGCACAGTAGAGTTCTGCTCTTTTGAGGTATTCCATTGTTTAATCCTCCCGGTCAACCGCAGACTTCGAAGGTGTCGCTAGAATCCAACACTCCAGCAAGGCGGAAATAATCCCTCAACCCATGGTGATCACGAGGATCACGGACCCCCATGTTCTCTATCATAAACATCATATCCTCGGTGTCAACTTCGGCCAATACAGTGTCGCCATCGTAGACTGTAGCACGGAATTCACCGCGCTCATCCAAATCCACACGGTACTCAATACGTCTGCTCATAGTCGTGCTCCTTGCTAGTGTTCAAGTATTGTACTGCCAAGCCCCTGCCTTGTCAACCGAGTCGTTTGAGATCCCGATCGAAGTCACCATCGTAGACGGTAACCCGTACAATGTCCGGATGCGAGACCAAGCCCACACGGTTGATCCAATGGTTCCGTTCGGCCTGACTGTCAAAGGCCTGATACCATTGGTGACCATTGCGGAACCACCAACGAACAGCAGCAGTGGGAGTGTACTCATCAATCATTGTTTGACCCCGTCTAGATCTGTAGTGAACCAAATGTTCTTGTGCGTCAACTGATCCAGGCGATCCTCCAAGATCCACCCTTCACACCACAGTGGATCAATGCGGTTAGCCATAAAGCCCACTCTGCATACTGTAAAGAGGTCCCGTCGGTAAAACAAAACTCTAGCCCAGTTCATACCGCATCCTTTACACGAACCACATCCTTATGGTCCAGCAAGACCCGCTCGCCCGCTTCGCGCACCCGACCAAACACCGTCAAGGGCTGCTCCAGCACCACGGTATGCTGCACCCCGCCACCGTAGCACACACGGCTCAGCACAACCTCTCCGCTGACCGGGAACATGTCCAGGTAGTGTCCCCAAACTCTCAAGCCTTCCAAGTTCCACTGCATCTTGCTGCTCCTTGCTGTTAGTGTTCAAGTATTATAGCGAACTCTTGGGCATCTGTCAACCACTTGAGTGGAGAGCCTGGGGTGTGGTGTATATGCCACACCCCTTGTGGATCAGTCCATCCTGCTGCCAGCAAGGCTGTCGAAGCCGTACTTGCGGAACACTTCCGCTGCGGCCTGTGCACCCGCTTCCAGAATGTTCATGCTCTGCGTGGGGAACTTTGAAGGATTCCAGATCTGGAAGGCCTTGGTGTAATCCTGCCGCACACCAGCAGCCTTGAGCATCTTGCCCACCTTGGTGTTGCCTTTGATGCCGTAGATGTTGGTCCACGCAAAGCCACAGCAATCACGATCGCCATACTGGGCGTGGAATGCTTCTGCTGCCCGGCGGGCTTCAACTTGGGCTTCTGCTACGATTGCTGTGATCTGCTCTTGAGTGTAGTTCATTTGCTGCTCCTTGTTTGCTAGTGTTCAAGTATTATAAGGCCTTTTGGGCCTTGTGTCAACCTACCAGTCGGTACTTTCCAACTGCACCTCTTCGTCCAGAAAGTCCTCGATCTCCATGAGTTTGCTCTCCAGCAGTCGCCGTTTCACGGTGCTAATGGGCAAACGGCAAACTCGCTCGGTGAGATCTTCGAGCAGACCTTGAATTTCACCAATTTCCATCATGGTATCAATTTTCATACTGTTACTCTCCTGAGCCAAATCGGATTACAGCGCCTACCAGCAGAGCCACAGGCACACTGACCGCAAACCAAACTACAAGAACTGTTAACATCTGCTACTCCTTGTTTCCCAGTGTTCAAGTATTATACAATCATCGAACTGGCTTGTCAACCGAAGATTGTGGCTTATTTCGCACACAGAGGTAGGATTTTTGACCGTTGTATAGTGCATCGATTGTAATCTTGTATGCTTCTTCTTGCTCGAATGTCAAGTGGTGGGGCATGGGGTTCTCCTGCCGAATCTTCTGTCTGATCTCCAACTCACAACCCACTCGCGTGGTGTGAGCGGAAATGGGCTGCAGAGTGGCCACTGCTAGTAGAATCCAATTCATGTTACATGCTCCAATAGAGTTCAGTGCTGGGATCACAAGAGCGAGGAGTATCATAGGGGATCTGCACTTCCTCCCCAGTCATCAGGTTCTTCACAGTTCGCATGGTGGGCACGAACTCGAGGATGAACCCCTCGCTCTTGGGGTACAAGCCTGCCTGCAGATCACGGACCTCTTCCCTCATCCATTGATCATGCTTGGCGCGGTAAACATAGGTTTGAACGGCACGGCGGCCGGTCTTGTAGCGAGAATCCAGTTTCCAGATGTACATGGTGTAGTCTTGCAACATCTCGTGCTCCATTTGCTTAGTGTTCAATGATTATATAGCCGATCTAACCAGAAGTCAACCACAAGACCGGGCCAGCTCTGCGAAGCTGTTGAGCCTGTAGCTCTCGAACCAATTGTAGTGATCAAAACGGTTGTTCCAAGTAAACGCGATCCTCTCACCATGGCTGTTCTTGCCATAGCAGGGAGATTTGACGCGGCCCAGATCTCGCTCGGGCACAAAGAAGAAGTCCACACCGTTCTTGTGAGGATTGTAAGTGGTGATCCTCAACGCTCCGATTTTGCATTCCACCCTGTGGATCTCGGCTCTTCGCGACTTTGCGTTCACAGTGACTGTCTTACTGTCGCTGAAGTCGCTGAAGTCATAACCCTCTTGATCAACGAACTGGTATCCTCCCACAGCAGCCAGGCACTCTTCAACTAGCCTCTCCACATTGAAGATATCGCTATGCTCGAGCCCATAACTGCACAGATCTCGGCTTTGCACAAACTCCGGATGATAACGAGTAATTACATCCCGCATGAGTACAAGATTTTTTCTCATCTTTGCTGCTCCGTGCTGTTAGTGTTCAATGATTATAGCGAACTCTCGGGCGTTTGTCAACCAAAAAAGGTGTTGTATTTCTACAACACCCCGGCACTCCAGCCTCAGTTGGTCAAAGTGTACTCTGCCAGCGCACGCCAGTTCTTAGTGTTAGCAGCACGAATGCGAGTCACTGCCTGTAGTGTACGCAGGCTGATCTCACGAGCACGATCTCCCACTTCCCCAATCAGAGCCAGTGCTTCCCGCTTGTGCTTGATGTCAAACTGCGGCAGGGAGTCCTCACTCTCTGCTAGCACACTCATACGCTCCAGTTTCTGTGCGTCAGTCATACGCAGGTCAACACAGTAGGCACGAGTCAGCAAGGCAGCATCAAGATTCTCACGCTTGATGTTGCTGATAAAGATCACACGCCCCGTGAACTGGAAACTGCGCTCGAGATCTTCGTCGCGGAAGTCTGCATTCCACGAAATCACTCGCTTGTCGTAACTGTCCAGAGCACCTTTGAGCAGGTTGAGTGCTACGGGATCCTTGAGCACAGCATCACAGTCGTCAAACACGATCACACTGTCACGGTTCTCGTAGAGTTCACGGAACAGGCCTTTAGCAGTGCTATAGCCTTTGATCACGCGATACAGCCCGTCTTTGCCGAAGCTGTTCATGTCGCTGGCATCTTTGAGACCTGCTGCCTTGAGCGCAGCCTGTACAGTATGCGTCTTGCCAAGGCCTCCAGGACCTGTAACAACCACACTCACAGCCTGACGCTTGGCTACCATGGTAACGAGGTCAGTGAGGAAACTGAATCGCTGATTGATGTCCCACTGGCACTCTGCATCTTCCACTGCTGTGGTAACATCCTCACCCCGGATGGGCACATTCTTGTAGCCCGCTTTGAGCATCATCTTGACCACACGAGTTTGATCGTAGCTCTTGACCACTTTCTTGCCTGCTGCCATACCGATCCAATTGCCGTCTTGGAAAATAATTTCTGCTTTCATCTCTAGTGCTCCGTGCTGTTAGTGTTCAAGTATTATAGCGAACTGTGGGGCTGTTGTCAACCCCACAGATTGTGGCATTTAAGCCACAAACCCGCACTCAAGTTCGAGGTCGTACCAGGCAACAGGCACTCCCGCTCGCAGGTACACTAGCACCGGGTCTGCTGTCTCGTCACAGTCTGCTGCAGGGAATGTGCTGGTGAACTCCTCAAGCGATCCCTCAAAGGTGCTAGCGTTAGTGTTAACGAACGTGTCGAGGTCGTATAGCATAGCGTGTGCTCTCTCTGTTGTGTTAGTGTTCAAGTATTATAGCCTACTGCTAGACTTTTGTCAAGCAAAATCGCCTCTAACATCTGTATTCAGTGTGGGTTTAACGCCACGCCGGATCTCAACTTCCCTCTTGTGTGCGGCCGTCTTGCCCCGCACGACCTCGTGTATGCGGATCTCAACTAGTTCACGACTGGTCAACTGTCTCAAAGCACGGCACAAGGCCCAGTCCTTGCTCTCAGTCTGTGCACGATACCAGTGCTTTGAGAGCCTGCTCTGCACACTCTTGACCACAGTGCTTTCAGTCTTAGCAGTGACTCCCACATAGTTCTCTGAGCCGATAACTAGCTCGTACACAATGTGATTGCGGTCGCTGCGCTTCTTACGGGGTGTAGTCTGTGTGTCCATTCTCGTATTATACAGGGTCTAGCCCAAAAGTCAACCAAAAAAGGTGTTGTATTTTGACAACACCCCGGCACTCCACTTATAATCAGATAACATTATTCTGATATAATCCCGTATACTGACATAATATTATCTAGTTAAAACCCCGTATAACCCTATAATATTATAGTTTTAAAACCCGGGATTATAGCCGTATACTCCCCGTATAATCAGATAATATTATACCACTATAATCCCGTGAGAATAAGACCGTAATCCCACTATAATCCTATACTAGTATAGTGAGTATATACAGTGGGATTACGGTCAGTGAGATCCCAATCTGCTTATACTATACATATAGTGTTGTATATGTATATACAGTGCTCTGTGAGAGAAACTAAGAGGCACAGAGTATACGTGTATACAGTGTGCCCCCCAGTAGTACTGCTCTAGCTGACCAATTCCTAGCAGTCCCGTTCCGCTGTTAACCCCTACTCGGGCGGTCTTACCTCTCTAAGTTGGTCGCAGACTAGCTGTAGATTCAAGGGACCATGTCCTCATGACCTCTAGAATGAATCAACCCGTCGGCCCTAGAGTGCCCGGTAGATTAGATCCTAGATTCCCACTAGCGCTCGGTTTAGAATTCTATTTATATATGGGGTCAAAATGGTCTAAAACTTTGATAAATGGGACCAAAAATCACTATTATTCTCCCATTTTGGCCCCACTCTAGACACCATTTGACAGGTTTGGATACCGTTTCTATAGTGATTCACCGTGAGACCAGGGTGGGGGTGGGGGGTTTAGTTAAAATACTTTTCACCATAATCCCCAGTTCCCTCATTGATCCTTTGCGGTTCTCTACAGTGTTCTCCTACCATTCCCCCACTGATCCTTTGCGGTTCCCCCAGTTCTCCCACAGTGTGATTTTCTTTTCTTCTTACTAGTTTTCAGTGAAAGATTCTACGCACACACATACACACTGTATATACGTATGTATGTGTGTGTATAGATATCTGTATGTGTATGAATTGAGTGATTTGTCTAAACCCCTACAGCGGGGTATTTGTATATATGTTATTATGTATTGTATTTGCTAGTCCCCTACAGCGGGGTATTTGGCTGCACCAGCTAAGATATCGATTAAGGCCCAATCTCACTGCTCATTCGGGAATAACTTTAACTATAAATTTCTAGATCTATAAATATAGGCTATATGCTGTGTCTGTTAAAATCTATCAATTTATCCGGGATACACCATTACTGTCCCGCTGACACTGAGGAACTATTTAAAAAAAATCTCGGCCTGCAGCCCTCAGATTGGTATTGGAGAACTCACTCAGTTACCTACACCTTAAACAGTCAAGGTTTTAGATGTGGGGAGTTCTCTGAGTTAGATTGGGGCCGAAGCATATTGGCTTTTGGTTGTTCTAATACCTTTGGAATTGCCGTGGGTGATTCTGATGCTTGGCCCTATAAATTGTCTCAGTTCACCAAGATTCCTGTGATCAATCTTGCACAGGGTGGGCAGGGTTGGGGTTACAACTGGGTCAACAGTCTGCGTGTTATAGCAGAAGGACACAAGCCCCGTGCTGTGGTCTATTATTGGCCCGATACATCACGTATGTTTACTCTAGCAGATTCTCAGATGACTCATGCGCGGGGGCACGGTACCTGGAATGCTGATCGCCCGGATTCTCAGGATCCCAGTATACAATTAGGTCTCAGCTGGGCCCTGGATCCGTATTTAGGCGATTTTTGGGCCGATCAGTACCGCCAATCCCTGGACATCATGTGGGGATCTCGTGGTGTACCTGTTTATCACTGCACTTGGTCCCGGCAGTTTACAAGACCTCAAGTGCAGTTCATTCCCTTGTTCACGGATCCACAGAACCTAACTATTCGAGGTCGAGATCTCAGTCATCCCGGGCCCCAAGATCACATTCATATAGCCTTAAAAGTTATGGGCCGTATGAATTTAAGCTAAAAGGTGTTCTAGCACCAGCGACCCCAAGCGGGACGTTCAGTTCTTAGAGGATCCAGCACGGTGATTTCAAAGTCAGTCTGGGGCCATTGATAGCCCTGTGTGGCCAGTAGGGCGCCTAACAAGTGTGCGGGGTGATAGGCCACACCACCCTGATAAGCTCGATCCCAGTGATCTATTGAATTGGTAAACTCTGTCATAGCACTGGGTCGAGCCACCACTAGATGTTCGGAAAATTTCTTGGGTCCCAGTCTAAGATTTCTAGCTGTGATCAGTGTTTCGGGATTTTTTCTTAGAAATCTCGCAGCTAGATCTAGATTGATCTTGCCCTGGGTAATGGCCAGTTCGGGTCTACTTTTGATCACAAGATCGTATTCAATTCCGCTGCGCTGTCTAGCCTGATCGCAACGCTGTAAGCACCAGTACTCTCGCCAAATGTCCGGGGGCAGTAGTTGTGTAGCTGAGTAGTTGGTCCGGGGAATTGGGGGTAGGATATGTGGATATAGCAGTTCGCAATGCTGTATTCTGTGTCCTTGGGGTAAATTTTTGCCCAAGCGGAACAGTGCGTCCTGTGGTGTTTCCACAGCCCAATTAGAGTTGATCAAGGGATCCTTTTGTGTATTTTCTGCCCAAAAGGTCACATACCAATCCACTGTGCCCTGTGTATTCAATGCGGCCAACTGTAGATCAGTGAATCTGCACCAACGAGGGGGACCTGCAAACAGAATAGCTGATCGAGCGGGCACCAGTATTTCTGGACTGTTCTTCTCTGTCATTTGATCCAGGTCCAGTGTTGTCCCTGTACAGGTGTTAGTCCTATGTGGCTACGGGGTATAAAGTATCTATCATCACCTATGGCCAGTTGATCCACTAGATTGGCAAACACACTGTCTACCATGATCAAGCTCTGTGCGCCTTCTAGTATTTTGAGCCAGTCAAATACTGAATCAGTTTGCTCAGTGATCTCAATGATCTGCCAATCCTGTGGAATTATATTTCTATCAAAGTGTGCTTTGTGATCACTGCCCTCGAGATGTATTACCACATAGTTGGGGTTAGTGACCAGTTGATCATATAATTTCTGCTCACGATCGTGATTTCTAGTGATACATTCGGCCAGCTGCCATTTTTTCAGAAATGGTACCCCAGCCTGAATGTATTTGTACTGATCAAATTTAGTATGTTGAAAGAATACTTCTTGGGAGAATTCTGGGTGTCCTGTAAGAGCCTGATACAGACATAAGACCTCGTCGACCTTGAAGTTACGCAGTCTCTGCATGGGGACGTCATAAAAGAATGCGCCCCGATCTACAGGAATTGGTATCCATTTGACCCAGGGTGCTGCGGACTGCATACTGGATAAAAATTCTTCCGCTATAGGCCAGTAGATCTCACGGCCCTGATCTGCATAGAATTTAGCTATGGGTAGGGCTATGATTAAATCTCCCAGTCCTCTGCTCTGTATGATGCCCAGTTTAGGTCTTTTTTTAAGGTCTTTAGTTGTATTGTTCATGTTTTTTAGTCGTTGTTTCAGATGATGTATGATTATATTATATACTATGATAATTAGCATATATTATGTCCCAGAGAAAAATTTTTAAGCTAGATCCAGAATTGGTCAAGACAGTAGAGTGGACTGGAGATGATCGTCAATATGACCTGGATCTGTTTGAGCTATGTCGAAATCATAAGTGTAATTTAGTAGTAAACCCCTACCTATCGGATCCTAAACTGGAGCATTATATAGATCAGGTTGAGGATCTGACACAGTGTCAAATTTGGTCTTACCAGGGGGAGTGGGTGGCCAAATTGTTCAGAGCAGATTGGAATTATGACTCGGGGTTTGAACACAAGGAGATCAAGAAGCCTAAATTTATCTGGACTAAAAATCCAGATCTAGACAGGTTAATGACCTTTATCGACGACCCCTACGCTCTATTTGAACCCGAGCCCTGGGATACGGGTTACCGGTTAGTATGGTACATGGACCTTAGATTCAATCCTCTCGAAGACAATGTATGGGTCATGTCCTGTGTGCCTTCGGGTAAAGAGGTCATTGGCACTAAAGATATGGGTTATTTAACTCCCGATGTTACAGTTACGTTTAATGAGCATCTTCCAGACTTTAACATTGACATTGATGCCTGCTGCCCTGCCTTTTATGATCTAACCTGGGAGTGTGCCTGGGAGTTGGATCAGAAGCATGCCACCGGTGAGCGACAGTATATATTCAAGTTCACTCCTAACTACAGAAAAGTCAAGGAGTGGAAATGGTATGGTACTATATCTCCTGAGATCAAGGTCGAACATAATCCTGATCTACCCCTGTTGGAATATGATATAGACTACGCAATCCCGTGGCATGATTTGTCCTATGAGCACGTTTGGTATTTGGATACTCGACACACTAAAACACTTGAGGATGAGATATGGGTTGTTAAAATGTCTGCCACAGAATATCCTGTGGGTGTTAAGACCATGGAATCAGTTTCGCCTATAGTTCAAATAGTGGAAAATCCCGATCTCATGGGCTACGATTTTGCCATTGATTATGATATACAGTACTATGATTTTAAGTATGAACACGTTTGGAAATTAGATTCTAGATTGTCTGAGGGTCAAGACATTTGGGCCATTAGAGTCAAATTGATCAATAAACCTCAGGGATGGAAAAACATAGGGGAGTTATACCCTGTAGAAACTGTAGAATATAACACCGATCTTAAAAATCTAAAACTGGACATTGATTATGATATTCCCTATTATGATAGATATTACACTCATATTTGGTATCTAGACGAGTTGTATACCGGAGATGAGAAAATATGGGCCGCAAAGAAAACAGTATCAAGTATAATCTGGGGTGAAAAGGATGTAGGTCGTGTTGTACCCCTGCTGGCCAATAGATTGGATGTGGTGTTTATCAGTTATAATGAACCCAACGCAGAAAAGAATTGGCATCGTGTACTAGAGAAAGCACCTTGGGCCAAAAGAGTGGATAGAATCAAAGGCATATTTCAGGCACACAAAGCCGCTGCTAGACTAGCAGATACCGATATGTTTTATGTAGTAGACGGCGATGCATGGCTCGTTAACTCTTTTGAATTTAATTATCAACCGGGACTATTTGATCGAGATTGCTCATATGTATGGAATTCAAAAAATCCAATTAATGATTTGGTGTATGGATATGGGGGAGTTAAATTATTTTCCAAGTCGGCTATATTGAATCTTCGATCTTGGGAAGAACTTGATATGTTTGCGGCCGTAGTTCGAGACATCAAGGTCATGGAAGAAATAAGTAATGTAACTGAATTTAATACAGATCCTTTTTCTACTTGGCGCAGTGCATTTAGGGAATGTGTAAAGTTGTATCATAATTCTATTCAACATCCGGAAAATTTAGAACAAAAAAATAGATTGGAATCCTGGCTTGTTTCTCGAGATCAGTATGCAGTTCGTGGAGCAAAAGAGGCCATAGAATATGCCGAGAAATATATAAATGATCATAACTTGCTATTGAAAATTAATGATCGAGTGTGGTTAGAAAAACAATATAAGAAACTAAAAAATGACCAAAAAGCTGAATGATATTATTTGGATTAAGAACGAGCACGATCATATTGTTAATAATCAATCGAATATTAAAAATATAAAGGAGCTTTTGGATTCTACAGGGAATGGATTTTGTCTAGCAAAGTTTACACAGGTAACCATGCACCTAGGAACAGGCATGACTCATGCATGTCACCATCCAGTTCCTCATAAAATTCCTTTAGAAGAAATAGAAAGTAGCCCTAATGCTTTGTTTAATACTCAACATCTTAAGCGGGCTAGAAAAGAAATGTTAAGTGGCGATCGTCCTGAGGAATGTGATTATTGTTGGCGTATGGAAGACAGTAATAATCCCAGTGATAGATTTTACAAAAGTATAGAATCTTGGGCTCTTTCGGATCACGATAAAATTAAAGAGCAAGGCTGGGAAGTTGACTATTATCCGAGATATCTTGAAGTAGACTTTAGTAATGTTTGTAATTTTAGTTGTTTATATTGCGGCCCGGAATTTAGTAGTGTTTGGGTAGATGATTTAAAAACACACGGTCCCATTAAAGTTTTAGAAAATACTCAGAAAGTGCAGTGGGTACAGGGATGGCAACCGAATTTAGATGATCTTAATTATAAAAATCGTGAGTTTAATCCTTATATTGATGCATTTTGGAAATGGTTTCCGGAAGCATATAAACATTTAAAGGTTTATAGAATCACTGGTGGGGAACCCCTTCTAAGCAAAGAAACTTTTCGTAGTATTGATTGGTTCATTAAAAATCCCAATACTGAAATTGAATTTAGCATTAACAGTAATTTAGGTGTTCCGGATAAAATATGGAATCAATTTGTAGAAAAAATAAAAATTCTATCTAGTGGAAATTATGTAAAGAAATTTAGTTTATTTACTAGCATTGATGGTTGGGGAGAACGAGCTGAATATATTCGTCCTGGTTTAGATTTTGAGCTGTTTAAAAAGAGATACGAACAGATATTAGAATTAGGAAATATTAGGTGCATTGTGATGTGCACTTTTAATTTGTTGAGTATTACAAGTATTAAAGAACTGCTTGAGTGGCAAGCTGATCTCAAGAGAAAATATAATTTAGATAAAACTATGTCTAAGTGGGAAAAAGAATTTGATTTTAATCTGGGCGGCGAAAGACCCCATGTAGAGAGAGAAAAATTAGGCCCTAGTCATTATTCTATTGTAGGTATTGATATACCCTATCTAAGAAGTCCTGCTTTATTAGATGCTCACTATGCTGATAAAAAATTAATAGAAAAATACCTAATACCTGCTATGAATTATATGACAAGCAATGCGGGAAATATTACTTGGGGTTTACATCAAGGTTTTGAACAATATGAAATTGAGAAAATGAAACGAATAGTCTTGGAGGCTATGCATTTTAATAAAACTCACGGTGATTCAAACGAGACCGTGATAGAGCATAGAGCTAAGTTTTATGATTTTGTAAACGAAATAGATAACAGAAAAGGTACTAATTTTTTAAAAACATTTCCTGAAATGACTGAATTTTACGAACTTTGTCGAGCCGCCAAGGATCAGTTTAAATGAAGATTGCAGTCTGCCTTAGTGGTCAGCCGAGAACTTGGAAAAAATGTTATCCGCGTTGGATGGAATTATTTGGCGGTCAAGGAGAAATAGATTTCTTCTTCCATTTTTGGGATTATAATACTTTACCTAGACTATTAGAAACTTATAATGGTGGTGTAGTTGAAATAGAAGACCAATTATTGCCTGACGACGAAAAAGAAGATATTATCTCAACATTAAATCCAAAAAAATATTTGTTTGAGTCTAGAAAAAATATCGATTATTGGAATTGTGACATTCCTGTGTCAAAAAAATTTGGACCATGGTGTATAGAGCAATTTTATAGTTTGTATTATGTCTCGATGCTTAAGAGAGAATATGAATTAGAAAATGATTTCCGTTATGATTTAGTAATTCGCATGAGATCCGATCTTTGGTTCGAAGATAATTTAGTTTTGGAACCCCCTCGGCCTAGCACAGTATATACGACACATTGTTCGTGGGATGAAATTTACAATGTATATAGGGTAGGGGATATATTCTTTTATACTGACAGTTATACGTTTGATCAGATGGCTCAGTTTTATAAATTTCTTTCATTTGTCCCAACTGATTGGGTAACAAAAACAGATTGTCCCCCACCAGAAATCGCAATGTATTTTTATATGGCCAGTATTGGTTTATTAAATTACCCAACTTCGCCTAGCGTAAAAATAATGCGTGATCAACAAGTTTTAGCTCTAAAGGGTAAGTTAGATGGATATGAAACCATTTGAAAATTGCAAAATTGCAGTTTGTTTAAGCGGACAAAGTAGAACATTTAAATATTGTGCAGAATCAATTAATAAGTTTTTCTCTTCTGAGAAAAACAATCAATATTATTTTTTTGGTCATACCACAGATAAAAACTACTTTAAAATAAAATCTGATAGCGGTGTATCACATCAAGAATTTGAAACACTAGAAATTGAAAAATTAAAAACTGAATTAAATTCTCATTTTAATTTTTCTAAGTTACTTGTTGAACCTGAAAAACAACGTAATTTTAACTTCGGTGTTCAGCTTTACAGTCAAATGATGGCTAACTATTTAAAGCAAAAATACGAAATAGAAAATAATATGATGTTTGATTTGGTTATACGGGCCAGATATGATATAGTCTATCCGCATAATTCTTTATTTGAACATTATATAAATTTTCTAATAGAAGAAAAAACATTGTATACACATTTTGGATTAATGCGTCATGAGTTTGTTCTACCAAACCCTAATCAAATTTTTCATTATGGATCTTCGTTTACTATGGATCTAGTGGACTCATTTTATAATATATTAGTGGACAATAAATTCAAGCAATTAGTAAATTTTGATGCTGCAAATCCAGCCTGGAATAGAGTAGGAGATGGAGCATTGTTGTATAAATGGTGCACAATGAAAAATATTAATTTCAGGGAAGGTATGGTACGATATTCAATTATTAGAAAGCAATCATTGGGTCTAGATTATAAGACAGAATGGGATAAAGTTCATAAAGTTGGTTGGTTTATGGATGTTGAAAAATAAATGAAAATAGCTGTTTGCTTTATAGGAATGATTCGAGCAGGAGTCGAATCGGCTGAGAATCTAAAACACTGGTTTAGATATTTATATGATGATATTGACTTCTTTATGCATACATGGGATATATCCGAATCGAAACCATGGCATCGTGATAGCCTCCCTGCGTTAAACAAAACACAAACTCAAAATTTATATAAAATGTCAAGCTACCATTTGGTAGAACAACTAAACGGTATGTATGACAATAAATTTGTGTCCATAGAAATAGAAAATCAAAATAAATTTCTTGCATTGCCATTTTTTATTAATTTACATCATTTTTCCCCGCAGTGGTATTCATGGTATAAAGTGCTACAATTAGTTGAAAATTATGAGAAAATAAATAATTTTCAATATGATATTGTTGTTAAGATTAGACCAGATATTATTTTTCCAACAGAAAGAAATTTAAATGAGGAAGTTTTACGATTTAATGGCGATCCTACTGCATTGTACACATTAGGATACAATCCTATTAGGATTGATGATGTAATGTTTCTAGGAAGCTCTGAGACAATGAAAAAAGCATCTAAATTTATAATTCAAGTAGAAAAAAATATTTGGGAAGCAAATATATTAGGAGAATGGTTAGAAAAGATTGGAATCACCGCATTAAATACTGCACATACAGTGTACTGCATTTATAGGAAAGAACATGTTGAGTTGGGCATCAGCCCTAACGAATTTGTACAATGTTTAAACATTGAGCATAAATTCCATGCGCCGTACAATTTAAATGGATTGTAAGAATTTAATTTGAATTATAATAGTAAAACTATATATGGATCCTATTGACAGATCGACAGATGTTATTAGTAATTTAAATTAAAATAAAAGATTTGAAGAACCGGAGTAGTGATGATTGATTTAAAAGTTTATGATTATTTTAAACATTTTCAAAATAAAGATATTGCATCATTGAGCGATATGTTTTCTGAAGACATTTTCCTACAAGATTGGGAAAACAGTTGTATAGGCAAAGATCAAGTGGTCGCCGCTAATGAAAAATTATTTTCTCTAGTAGATAGTATTAGCATCGAAGTTATAAATCTAATAACTAAAAATAATACAGCTATCGCTGAAATGAAGATTCAAATTTCGATACAAGATATTGTTAATTCTATAAATGTTGTAGATGTTATACAATTCGACAATGATGGGTTGATATCATCGGTTACTGCTTATAAGAGATAATAGTATGAAATACATAATTAAAGTCAAAGATTTTTTGATAGAATTATTTTTTGGAAAACTTATTCGACATTATAGATATAAAAAACGTTTAAAGGAACTCAAAGAAAGAGATCCCTTCATTTATTAATCAAGGATTTTCGAATGTCTGTTATATTTTTAGATATGGATGATGTAGTAGCCGATTTTAGCAAAAGGGCATTTGAACTTGCTGGGTATCTAGTTGATCAAGGAGCCAAATATCCTAAAGAAGATTGGGATAAATTTTTACAGTATCCGAGATTTTATCGAGATTTGGAAAAATGTAAAGACGCAGATCTAATTGTGGAGGCTGCTATCACCTTATCTCAGAAGAAAAATTACGACTTGAGATTCTTAACCGCTGTGCCTAGAGACAATGACTTTCCTTGGGCATTCAGCGATAAGATCGAATGGGCCAATCGGTATTATCCGACCATTCCAGTTTGGTTTGGTCCATACAGTAAAGATAAGTCAAAGTGGTGTACAGGTAATTCTATTTTAATTGATGATAGGCTGCAAAACATAATGGACTGGGATCGAGCCGGAGGTATAGGTGTTTGGCACAAGACCACAGATCAAACTCTATCTCGAATACAAGAACTATGATCTCAGTAGATAAAGACGCTTTCAGCAGTGGTCAGATGGGCAGCAAACTTTGGCTCTGCGAACAATTAGAAGAACTATTTGAAAAAATAGATTCAATATGGATCTACGGTGGTTGGTATGCTGTAACCGCTCTGTTGTTACGATCACGCAATCGAATAGAAATTAAAGAGATACGCAGCATCGACATCGACCCTCACTGCGAATCAGTGGCAGATATGCTCAACGAGAATTGGGTTATTAAAGAATGGCAGTTTAAAGCAGTTACTGATGACTGTAATAAATTACACCCCAAGGGTGTTGATCTTATAATTAATACTAGTACAGAACATTTTACTTCAAAGGAATGGTTTGATAATATACCTCAGGGAACTGTAGTGGCTCTGCAGGGTAACAATATGCCACATGATGATCACTACTTTTGTAGTGATTCTTTAGATGATTTTTGTGCTAACTACTCATTAACCGATACAATGTATCGTGGTAGTTTGGATTTTAATTATCCAGATTGGAAATTTACAAGATACATGGTAATAGGCGTCAAATAAAAGCCACACGCCTTTCTTGATTTCCTGTTGTTTTTAATGTAAACTTGCGGTTGCTTCTAGCATCTGCGACTA